GAAACCGTATTACCAGGACGATCACGCGACGATTTACCACGCTGATGCTAGGGAACTAGTACCGCAGTTAGCGTTTGACGTTGTAGTAACCGATCCACCATATGGCATTGATTGGGCGCAACAAATGGACAGAGGCTCAAAAAAACATGACGGCATCAGCGGAGATATTGACACAACGGGAAGAGATACAGTTCTTGCACTTATCGATAATGATATACAAAAACTAGTTTTTGGTAGCCCTATGCGGACACCCCCAAAAAACACTAAACAGGTCTTAGTTTGGCAGAAAGAAAAAAATAGCGGTTTCTTTGGTTGTCTTAACGGATACAGGCGTGATTTTGAATTAATTTACATGCTAGGAAAATTCAAACAAATACCGGCATGTAGAAGCGGGGTCATAGAAACTTATGATCATTTAAATACCTATTGCAATAGAAACACGCACCCACATGCAAAACCTATCGGTTTGCTAATACAACTTATAAATAATTTAGACGATGGCGTAATACTTGATCCGTTTATGGGTTCAGGTTCCACGTTACGAGCTGCTAAAGACTTGAACCGGCAAAGCATAGGCATAGAAATCGATGAACAATACTGCGAAATAGCAGCCAGCAGACTAGCACAAGAAGTACTAGCACTATGAAACCGGCACGCTGGGCAACTGAACGCAACCCAGACCGTTTAACACACGGCGGGCAATTAGCGAGAGTAGCGGAACAATTAGGGTTTGATCTGTTTGAATGGCAGCAGCAAGTCGCCGACGTAGCGTTAGAACTAAACCCAGCAGGCGATTATTTTTATAGAACTTGCGGTATCACAATCGGCAGACAAAATGGTAAAACAGCTTTGGCAGCGATGAGGGCAGCGTTAGAACTCTTAAAACCCAACACAGTCACAATCTTTACAGCCCAGGATCGTAACGCAGCACGCCACAAATTCGACGAGCATATCGAACTATTAATGAACACACCTTTTAAGAAACGAATAAAAAAATATGTTCGGGCGAACGGGCAAGAAGCCCTCTACATGAATAACGGCAGTAGCTACCGGATAGTCACCCCGAACGCGCAGGGCGCTAGGGGCTTAACCGTAGACCTAGCAATAGTAGACGAGGCGTTAGCCCATGATTTGCGTATAGTGGCAGCGTTACAGCCAACTATGGCAACGAAAAAAAGCGCCCAGTTGTGGATTACGTCTAACGCTGGCGGACCATATAGCACCATGCTATCGCACTATCGGAAACTAGGGCACGCGGGTAACCCTTCACTGTGCTGGCTTGAATGGGCAGCAGCCGAAGAGTGCGACATCCACGACGAAAACGTATGGTACGAAGCAATACCCACACTAGGCGAAGAACACGGGGTAACAATAGAAGCAGTAAGAGAAGCCGTGCAAACCACTGAACCCAGTATTTTCATGTCCGAATGGTTAAACATTTGGCACACTCTCAAATCCCAAACCGTTATCGAACCAGCGCAATGGGCTGCACTACAAAGAGATAACGTACAAATGGGATCATATTTCGTTTTCGGTGTGGACGTGTCACCTAATAGAGATCACGCCAGTATCGGCAGCGCCGGTTTAAACGGGGCGTTCCAATGCCTAGAAGTAGTTGAATCACAAAACCGCATAGGATGGCTTAAAGAACGCATATTAGAACTGCACGCCAAATGGGGTATGCCGTTCGTTATTGACTCAGGCGCAGCAGCTAGCAGCCTAATAGGGGAACTAGAAGCCGAAGGCGTACACGTTATCCCCATAACGATGAGACAGTACGGGCAGGCGTGCGGATCGTTCTACGACGCAGTACAAGAAAAAACCATTAGCCATTTAGGCGACGCTAGATTACAAAACGCTATCGAAGGGGCGACACGGCGCAAACTGGGCGAACAGTGGGCATGGAGTCGCAAAACCACCGGCGACGTAGATATTACGCCATTAGTGGCTGTTTGCATTGCGAGGTATGCGTTAATTAATAATTTGGCGAATCCGACCCCTAAAGTAGCAATACACTAACCACAGGACATTTTATAGTATGATAAAAACCAAATACCTAGCGCTAGCGCTGGAACTTATAGGCATCGCAGGAATCTGCTACGCCGTTTATTTATTCTTCAACCTCGCAGCATGTTTAGCAGCGTGCAGCGTGGCGATGCTTCTGATAGGGGCAGCTTTGGAAAATAGCAAATGATTATTAACAGCCTACTGGGGCGACAAAATCGAAGTACTAATATCACGCTACCCGATAGGTATATACCGCCCCAAAGTTTAACGGGTGGCATTAACGTTACGGAAGGCACAACGCTTAGCGTGCCAACCGCGTACAGATGTGTTCAACTCATTAGCGATAGCATAGGGTCGCTACCTTTCGGCGCTTACCGTGACGATCAACGCTTAGACCCGACACCGGCGATTCTACGACAGCCAGACCCAAACCAGACACGCATGGAAACGTTGGGCGCTGCTGTAGGGTCGCTAGCCATGACGGGAAACTGCTATTTTCTACTAGGCAACCCTGATCGCTTCAGTTTTTACCAAACCGCCATTCTGTTATCCCCTGACGCTGTTTCGGTCCAGATGCTCAACGACGGGTCCATCATTTATAGAGTGAATGGCAACACATACGACCCGTCACAGATACTTCACGTTCGAGGCGGCGTTGTATCCGCCGGTAGTATCATGGGCGCTGGACCGTTACAGTTGCAACGCCGGTCATTGGCGTTAGCGTTAGCCGGTGACGAATCAGCCAGCGAAATGCACGTTAATGGGTCAATACCTAGCGGTGTGATTAACAGCCCTAGCGAATTAAGCCAGGAAGAAGCGAAAGAATTAAAGAACGCCTTTATGAAGGCGCACGGGGGACGGCAGAAAAGCCCAGCGGTTCTAAGCGGTGGTTTATCGTATCAGGCGCTGAGCTTCTCCCCTGATGATCTGCAACTACTAGAATCACGCCGGTATTCGGCGGAGCAGGTTTGTACTATTTTCGGGGTTCCACCGCACCTCATAGGGGTAAGCACCGACGGCAACAGCAAAACCTATTCAAATGTGCAGCAGGATAATAGGGCTTTCGTTACTTATACGTTACGCGGTTATATGTCACGCATAGAGCAATCATTTAGCACGCTTCTACCACGCGGCCAAGTCGCCTTATTCGACACAGACGACTACCAACGGGCTGATAGGCGTGAACGCTTTGAAGCCCACAAAATCGGGGTAGAGGCTGGATGGCTAACACTTGACGAAGTGCGGCGCATAGAAGATCTACCAGCGAACGATGTAGAAGTTGAGGTAACAGAATGAGCGAGCTAGAAACCCGTACTATAGAATTCAGTGACCTAGAAACACGCACAGACAACGACGGGCACCACATAGTTGGACTGGTAGCACCATTCCACAGCCGCTACGAAACGCCGAGATTTATTGAGACACTTTCAAGCAACGTTTTCGACAAGAGTATTAAAGAAAGGGGAAACAGGATTCCCCTATTAGAACAACACGATACGCAACGCCACCCCATAGGCATGGCAGTTAAATGGGACAAAACCGCTGAAGGCTTAATCGCCGATTTTCGCCTAGCAGGAACCGCACGCGGTGAAGAAGCCCGCACGTTAGCCAGTGAGGGCATGGTCACAGGGCTTTCAGTAGGCTTTATACCCGTTCGCAACAAAACCACGCAGGTTGATGGTAGGCAGCACATAACACGCTTAGAAGCGAAATTAGACCATGTGGGCTTAGTGACCCAGCCAGCGTACAGTGAAGCCAGAGTTTTAAGTACTAGGGCTTACGACCCCGACGATGAAGAACTAGTGCCACGCCTGGCACGTTGGCGGCATCTTTTAGTTAATCCTTGAAAACGTCACACCAGTGCATTACACTACGGTTAACATATTTGCGCCGTTGATTACGCCGGTTTGATCGAACCACCTAATCGACACCCGAATAAGAAATTAATCACTTTAACTTTTATTTGGAGAAATAATGAAATTACTTGACCAACTGGTCGAGGAACGTGCAGAAATCTCAGAAGCGCAAACAGGACTTGTTACGCGCGCAGCAGATGAAGAACGCGACCTCACCGAAACAGAAGATACAAACCTTAAAGAATTAGCTACACGGGCAGAAGAACTAGATACCCGCATAGCAGAGTTGCGAGCTGTTCAGGTCGCTAACTTGGAAGCAGCTAAACTACGGGCTGAAGTATCGAACACAGATGACACCGAACACCGAGCAGTCGGCAACGTTGTCGTAACACATGAGCCAATGACCTATGTTGAAGAAAACCGCAGCGTTTCCTTCTTCCAAGATTTGTACAACAGCCAATTCAATGGTGATATTGACGCTTCCGATAGGATACGCCGACACCGCCAAGAAATGGACCTAGAATACCGTGACGGCACTACCGCTAATTACGCCGGTTTAGTCGTACCACAGTATCTAACGCAACTAGCAGCGGAACTCGCGCGAGCAGGGCGACCTTTCGCCGATCAATGCACACGCCTACCACTACCTTCCG